GATTCGTCGCTCGATTGACCGCTATTGCGAAAAGATGACCGAACACGCGACGGGTCGGATTCTCTGGGGTGTTCCGGCCCAGGTCGTGAACGCGCCGTATCTGAATTGCAGCGAACTCTGCAACTACTTGCTCAAAGGGACGGACGAGCCGATCGAGATTGCGGTGGCCTACTTCCGACGTGCCGACGGGGCGTGGCAGTTCTCTCTTCGCGGAAAGCCGGGTGGTACTGACGTGTCGGAGATCGCCAAGCGGTACGGCGGCGGCGGTCACTACTCGGCGGCTGGCTTCTCGGTCGAAGCGTTGCCGGAATGGCTCGTGGCATGACTCAGCCCGACCCCATCGAGCAGCAAGCCGAGGGAATCATGCTCGTCATCGAACGCCGCATCGGTCGTGTCGAGACGGAATGGCACCAGAAGCGCGCGATCTCGATCCTCGGCGCGGTGCTCGAGCGAGTGGAAGTCGCGTTGGATGCGGCGAAGGAGGAGACGTATGGCGACTGAGGCACCGGAACCGCTCCGATCAGAAGATCACGGCATGGTGATCGCAGAAGCGGACGAGGTTCACGACCGAGACGGTCGTGCCCGTTGGATCGAGTTGCGTTGGCACGCAAGCGTCACCGACGCCCGCCGCCTCCGCGACTGGCTCGACCAGGCGATCGTGTGGCTCGAAGAAGGGGGGAGTTGAATGTATTCGGACGTAGCAGAGGGGCACTGGACGATCGGCGGCGATTTCAGACTCGTTGACCCGGGTGACGAGAACGCTCCGGTTGTGAGCATCACCTTTCACGACATCGGGATTCGCTCCGCGATGCTCGACAAGGAAGCGCGCAAGACGTTTTGCGCCGCGCTTTCCACGCTCATGATTGAGATGCCGCACCCCTACGAGGATGAGGCTCCGGAACCGGGGGACTTGGGCGAATGATGGGCACCCCGACCCCGCAGCAGGTCGAGGCTGCGATCGTGGCCGACCTCGAAGCCCACGAGTTCCGCACAGGTGAATTCTACTACGAACTCGCCCGCAAGCACGGTGTCAGCGCATGGTCGGTGCGCATGATTGCAGTCCGCGAGAAGCGGCAGAGAGGGCGGTGATGCAGAGGTTCGTCCTCGACTTCGAGATCCCGGGCCTCCCCGACATCCAGGTCGCTGCGGCGAAGGGCCATTGGCGCACGCGGCTGAAGGAAGCGGAGCGGTGGGAGGAGCGCGTCAAGGCGATCGTCCTGGGCGATCACTACCTGCCCGACAAGCCGCTCAAGCGCGCGCGCGTCACGTTCGAGCGGCACTCGGCCAATCGTCCCGACAGCACGAACATCAGGGCCTCGTTCAAGTCGATCGAAGACGCGATCCATTGCCGCCCACGAGGACGACACGGGCAGAAGGTGGGGCTCGCGATTCTCGAAGACGACGCCCCCGAGAACTATGAAGGCGGCGAGCCGATCGTGCGTTGGGTCAAAGCGAAACGTGGTGAAGGCAAGGTACGCATCAGAGTGGAGGAAGTGTGATGGCCAAGCGAACGCTCGAGATCGACACAGCCCAGCCGTGGTCCGACTGGCACGCGCTCTTCCGCGAGTACGAGGACTACCACGAGAGGGTGTGGAGCGGGCAACTCGATCCCGAGCCCCTCAGGTCGGTACTCGGTACGGCGCCTGAGGTCGTTAACCTGTGGGCTCACATGATGGGCGGGGGGGGCGATTGATGGACATCACTGCGGGTTATGTCAGGTCCGACATCCATGAGCGGCTCGAATGGAAGGCGAAGGATCTAGAGCGCGTCAACGAGATGTTGCGTGAACGCCTGAAGAAGCTCGAAGCGGACAAGGAGCGTCTTGACTGGCTTTGGATGGAGACGGGCGGGACACGGAACGTCGAGGAGGACGACCGCTGGATGGCCATGTGGTCATTCCCTCCGGTTATTGGTTACCGAGACAGTGAGGGTTGGCCTGACGACATCAGGGAGGCCATCGACGCGGCGCGTAAGGGCGTCGAGATCGGGCCGCGACAGCAAGTCGTATGGCACACGGACGAGTGGGAAGAGCAGGGCGGAAGGCCGGGGCTGCGGCATGATTGACTTCGCAGTGTTCGCTCTGCCGCGCTCAGGCACCACATGGACGGCCGCATGGCTATCGAGGTACGCGCATGTGCGGCACGACCCGATCGAGCGTTACACGCCCGTACAGACCGCCGAGTGGGCCGAGGGGAAGAAGGTCGACGGCCGACCCGCAGGCATCGTGTGTACGGGATCGTGGATGCTGCCGGGCTATGCGGAGCGCCTCCACGACCAGGGCGTGCCGATTGTCGTTCTCGAGCGATCAATCGGGAGTGTGAACGCCTCGGCGCTGAAACTCGGGCTGCCGATGCTCTCGCTTGCGGTTTCGCAGCGACTCGAGAAATTGCCCGGCCAGCGGTTCGACTACGAGGCGCTCTTCAACTACCGGGCGCGGCTGATCTTCTACGCGCTCTTCCACACGCTCAGGTTCGACGATGGGCACCACGACGAGCTCCGCCGCATGAAGATCGAACCCACGGCCGAGGTCATCGAAGGGCTGAAGCGGAAGGGGGTCGCCTTGGAGCGACTTCCGGGCGCCTGAGGGTCAAGCAACCTCTTTCTATCCGAGGGTCAAGCGTCCCTTTTTTCACGTAGGGGGTCGCCTAGCGTTCTCCTTTTCGCGCGAGCCTCCTCGATTCCCTCAGCGCCAATCCGCGCATGAAGTCGGAAACGGATTTCCCTGCCCGCTCGGCACCCTTTCGGATTGCCTCGAGCTCCTCTGTTCGTATTCGGATACGGACCGACTCGCGCAATGCTTCCGAGTCCGGAAGTGCGGGCCGGCCGCGTCCGCGTTGGGATGCAGCCATAGATTCCCTTTCGGTGTCGAGCGCACCCTACTGAAACTTTTTTCATGTGGCAACGAAAATAATTGGTATTTCCCCTTGATTAATATCTGTGGCTACCGATAATAGGGGTGTGCCGCAATTCAGCGGCGATTGGAGACTCCGCCATGTACCTCGACACTGCCTGCCCCGACTACGAGCCCCGCCCGCCCCAGCCCTGGGACCGGCACCGCTTCTCGCTCGTTTGCGACGATGGCGAGACCTGGGCCGCCTACGACTTCGACGTGCCGGACTGTGACCCGAACGTCGATCCCTACCACTGGGGCCGCGGCGCCGGCGAATCGTTCGGCTGCGAACGGCCGCCCGTGGCCTATCCGTGGCTCGGCTGGGTGGTCGGCTCCTGGGGTGGCCTCGACGTTTGACCGATCCGCCGCAATCCGGCACGGCCTGCGGGTCCTGTCGGATTGCCGGATCGATCACCGATCCCACGACACGAGGTAGCAACATGACTCGATGGACGATCGACGGACGCGGAGACACAGGGACTCGCGCTATCCACCATGCCCCGCGCACTGGGCGTCTCGAATTCAACTCCAGCCGAATGCCTTCCGGATTCTGGCTGGCCGATGTGACCTACCCCGACGGGTCCACGCATCACATCGATGCGAGCGCGCCCAGCGGCACAAGCGGCGTGCGAGCGATTCGCAGCGCGGGTGCTGTGATGGGCGCCCCGATCGATCGCGAGGCGTTTCGGGACTGCGAACGCTTCGGACACGAATGGCACAGGGAAGCGGGGGCCGGGTGCGGACGGTGCGGCATGGTCGATGCGGATCGTGCGTCGGCGGAGTACCAGCCGATCCCGAGGGCCGACGAGGGCTGACCGATCCGCAGGGGGCATAGCCTGTGCTGTGCCCCTCTCGGATCGATCAGACTTCAACAGAAACGAGAGGTGAAACCGATGGGCAAGATTTACTCGCTGGCAGACATCAGGAACGGACGCTTCGAGATGGTCGCGGAAGAGCCGGTGGCACTCGAGCCGGGTACTCCGGTACTGCACGAGGATCGCGCGAACTACCGGCCTGGGTTCTACATCGGGCCGGATCCGGAGAATCCGGAGAGTTACGGCCGCGTCGTCAACATCGACCGCGAGACGCGCGAAGGGCGTAGCATCCAGTCGGTTCCGTGGTCGGTGATTCAGCGGCACGCGGAGAAGGCGGCGCCCTATGACTCGGTGCCTGTTGGGAAGGAAACGCTTCTCCGGACGATCGGCGAGGCGCAGCGCTTCCAGGCGGACGAACGTGCGCGCAGGGATCTCGAGCGCGAACAGATCGCCAAACGGAAGGCGGAATTCGAGGCCGAATTCACAACCCGATGCCCCGAGTGGGCGAAGGGTGTGGTTGTGGCCGAGCTCGAGGAGAACGATTGCGACACCCAGACCGACTACTTCGCCACGAAGCGGAAGGGGGAGCGCGTGATTCTCGCTTTCCTGAAGCATGACCGCAGCCTTTTCCCGACCATGCGGAAAGCGGCCGCATCGTGGGAACCGACGGCACATCTCGCGGAAGCGGGAAAGGACGCGGAACATCGCGAGAACTACTCGATGGGCAAAGGGACGTACCTGAAGGCGGGCGACACGTGGTCGAGCGGCTGGTGCGTGCGGGTCCACTCGCTCAAGTGGGGCTCGCCTGGTGTGGCCGTCTTCAAGGGAACGGCCGCGGATCACAGCTAGACTCGAGCGTACAGCACCACCAGAGACGCCCTCGAGGCTCCATGCAAGCGGAGCTCCGGGGGCGTTCTGCTATTCTGGTGCCCCATGAAATACAAGCCTCGACTAGCCCTACTTGCCCTTGTGGCGCTCGTGCTGACCACCATGCCGGCCGCTACGGCCGTGTGTCAGGGATTCTGTACCGGCCAGCCCTGCTGGGGCTACGGATGTCCTAGCGGCTGCATATGCATTCAACCCGATGGCCCTGGGACGCAGGGATTCTGCAACGGCGGAGGGTGACAATGAGCAGCAGCGATCCCACGGGATACGAGAGCCAAGTTGCCGAAATCCAGCCCAACGCGCTCAGTGAACGGCAGCAGCGAGTAGGCATCGGGCTCGCCATGATTCGAGATGGCGCGTCCTACTCGGAAGCGGCTCGGGTGTGTGGAATCGAACGCAGGGCACTTGCCCGCTACGAGCAAAAATTGCGCCAGGTTGACAGCAAAGAGGGCGATGGGATGACCGTCGCGCTCGATGCGCTCCAGAAGGGCGCCATGACCGCAGCCCTGATTGCTACGGAGCGAGTGACGGAGCGGCTCGTCGACCCCGAGCACGAGTGGAAGGACGGCGATCTCATCAAGGCGCAAGGCGTCAACATCGACAAGGTGCTGGCGTTCCAAGCGAAACCCATCGCACCTGCAGACTCGGGCGTGAGCGCCCTGGAACGATTGCTCGACCAGGCCGACGTGACGCTCACGAAGAAGGATCCCGCCAACGAAGCGATCGAAGTCGAGGCGACTACACCCACCGACACCGACACCGAGTGATACCGAACGGGTGTCAGGAGCAGTACCGACATGCGTTCAGTAGCGGTGTTGAACGGGTGTCAGTAAGGATGGGTGGGACCGGAAAGCCAGGTCAGTCCGTCAGGCGGGAGAGGGATCAGCAGGCGGGAGATGTTGGGGAATGCGAGAGGGACGGACATGAGCGTCAACGTGTGAGGGGTGTGCGCGAGGGAATTGGTAGGGGGACGGAACCGTCTCGTATTTAACCACTTGGTACACAGCACGTTCCCGATCCATCTGCTTTCCCTGATGCATCCCCGATAATCGCCTCGAATCGGCTAAGTAGTTGGAATCATTACGTTCCCTACTTGACCTAATACTGATTTATCGGCGGTGGACGCTCTCTAACTCAACCTGTGCGTCTACAGCTCGACGGGGGGGCTTTCCGGGGGGTGGGGGTCTTGGATGTTAGTGACCGTCCCCTCCTCCATCCCAGCCCCCGAAACGCCTTCCCCGCAGGTATTTCATCTCCCGCTCATATTCCATTGCCGTGTAACAGCGTGATTCTGTTCACGAAGTTCATGTGCGCGAGGCTAGATGAAGTCGACTTGCCGTATTGGCCGTAGTTCCATGTGGAACCAGGGCAGGCTGGCAGGTGCAGTTGAGTGTTGAACGCAAGTGACCCAGTCCCGTCCGCACGGTAAGCGTTCCACTGGTCGGGCTATGTGGGTGAGGGAGTTCTTTTCTCGTTCGGGAGCGTAGGAATTGCAAGTTCTGCTCCCTGCCGTTGGGGGTTCGCCGAGTACGTCGAAGGCGCTGGGTCAGATCGCGGGTCCCAATTTCCGCTACGCATCGTCACCTTCTGTGGAGTCTCTTGCTTCGTCGGCGGCTCGCTACTGCTCAGGCCCCGTGCCTGTCCCCCTGTCCTCCTTCACCGATCAGCTCCGAATCGCGGCGGGCGCGCGCGTTCCGGTATGCCTCGCGCTTCATGTGCTCGGGCAGGCTGATGTTGGGGATGCGTCCGAGTCGTCCTCGCATACGTCCCAGGTAAGCGTTCTCGAGCGCTTGGAGCCGGCCTTCGAGGGCCTTGGGTCCTGAGCGCTTGGAGTTCTTTCGTTTCCTCGGCTTGGGCTTCGCGAGCGGATCGCCGTTTTTGTCGACCCCCGAGAGTTCCGCAGCGCCATGTCCCTGTACGCGGATCCGCTCGATCTCGTTGGCTCGCTCCCAGTTGAGCCGACCACTCATCCGCCACTCCGGCTTCCGGATCCGCCGATCCCGTCGTCTGAGCCGTCGAGAGGCAGGGAGCCGCCCCGGCCGGATTCGACAAAGACCGGGGCGACTTCAACCTGCGTTCTGGGGATGTGTGCGTCCACGTCATCTCCACGGGGAATCCGCACGCCTGGGAGGGCATTGCGGGGAACCCCACATCCCAAGGATAGGGGTGCGCTGTGGTAAGTGCCACAAGATGCAGCCTGTTTTGTCGCGTTCTCGCTCTCGCCGTGCTAAATGGGGAGACATCCCATTTCTTGACACGGGGGGTATGGAATGGCGACTGCGACGACACAGGCTCCGGATATCACGCGCGGAGGGGCCTACGTCGGCCTTCAGCACTCCGTGATCCACTACTCCAGCCTTTCCAGCGAGACGTTGACGCCCGGCATGGACGGGATCGTCAACGTCGCCTGGGAGCCGGACGACATCGCCGACAGCGTGAACGTCGTGGTCGGGTCTTCGACGACCGTGAGTTGCGGCGCTACAGGGGGTCCGCACTCGGGTAAGCTGCACGTCTGGTCGCGCGCGTAGGTCGCGGCGGTGACGCTGGCGGGACTCTCGAGCGATCAACTCGACACGCTCCGTGAGAACGTGTGGAGAGCGCACGGCTACCGGACCTACGAGTCGGAAGTCGATCGCTTCCATGCGTCGCGGGCCAAGATCAAGATCGCTTCGAGCCCGGCACGAACGGCGAAGTCGTATTCGGGTGCCGCCGATGTCTATCCCGACATCGTGGCGCATGGCGTGGCCTACCAGATGGCGATCAAGGGCAAGTTCGGCGACTACGTGCCCGAGACGTTTCGAGGCTGGGTCGTTTGTCCCAACTACGACCTCGCGAAAGAGTTCGACTACCTCTACACGGAACTCGTCGAGAAGGCCCCGATCATGAAGTGGGGCTACGAGATCCGCCGCTCCAAGCGCAACGCCAACCAGGGCGATATGGAGATTGTCCTCTTCTGGGGCAAAAACCAGCGCGGCGAAGATGTCGAGAGCGTGATCCAGGTCCGGACCTCTGCGAATGAAAAGTCGCTCCAGAGCGAAGAGCTCGATTGGGTGATTCTCAGCGAGGCCGCCGAGCTCGACGAGTCGGTCTGGAAGAAATACATCTCCGCGCGTTTCACCCGCGCGATCTTACCCACCACGCCGAAGGTCAACGCGGGTTGGATCCTTGACATGATCGAGTCGGCCGAGGACAACCCTGAACTCGGTATCGAATCGTTCTGCTTCACCGTTCGCGCCAACCCCGAGTACAAGTGCGACCGATTCTGGGCGGCACACGCACAAGCTGAACTCACCGTGACGGGCGAAGTCACGACGCTGCCCGTCGACGAGAACAAGCCGCCCTCGATTGCCAACGGTCATGACTGCTTCGACCCGATCGTGCAGTGTGACGCAGCCAAGGACGACGGGTTTGCCGAGCAGTTCCTCGGGCGCTGGACGCTCAAGGAAGGCCGCGTCGTCCCGCTCCGCGAGCATATCGGCGCGCAGGGGCAGCCCGCTCACGTCATTCGCGAAGACAAGTCGTGGTTCCGACATGCCGATCTCGACCTGGCAGTCGATTACGGCTTCTCCGATGGCACGGTGATCGGGTTCTGGCTGGTCGGTCCCAAACAGGTCTGCCTGCGCCGCTCGATCTACGAGCAGAACCTCACGCCCGACGACATCGTCGACCGTGTCAAGGAACAACGCCGCTGGCTCGAGCAGCACTTCCAGCGCGATTTCGAGTTCCGCCGCGTGATTGGCGATCCGAAGAAGCCCGAGGTAGCGGCCACGCTTGCCCGGCACGGATTCCGCGTGTGGAACATCGACAAGAAGGCGCAGGTCGATCGGCAGGCCGGGCACATGGAGTTCATGAACATGCTCCAGACGGACCCGGCCACCGGGTCGCCGTCGATGCTCGTTCACTCCGACAATTCTGCGGTCATCAACGAATGGAAGTCGCTTCGCTGGAACACGAAGGTGCGCAGCGAGACGAGCCCCACGGCCTTGATCGGTGCCGACCACGCCTACGACATGGCGCGGTACTACGTGCAGTCGCGCCCGTTCGGCACGCTGCGACTCATCAAGGCCAATGAGCCCAACTGGATAGAGATGCAGCGCGCGCGTGTGCTCGAGCACCGCCGCGGGCAGCGCCGCGCCACGGTCGCGAGTGCCTACGCACAGCGTCCCGTCGGAGGGCTCCTCTGATGGCGATGAGCGATCTCGAGTTCCAGCGATGGCGGCAACGGCTGCAGCACGCCGAGAACCAGTGGCGCGATGTCGGTTGGATCCCCGACGGCAAGGACGGCTCGGCCGACAAGTACAGCGCCATGTCCTTCCTGAACGGCTATCGCGGGAACTTTCCGCGGGTCATGAACGGCGCGATGGAAGAGGCTGACCAGATGTTTGGGAACATCATGTTCTCGATCATCAACACGATGACGGCGCAACTGAGCGCCAAGATCCCCGATCCGATCCTCCGGCCGTTGGGCGGCCCCGCTGCCGACGAGACGGCACGGCGCAAGGCGTGGCTCAACGAGCAGATCGTCGAACTGATGTGGCGCGAACGCGACGTGAAAAAGGAAGTCGACCGCGCGCTGCTGTCTGCGGTCATCACGGGTGCCGGGTTCGTGCGTCACGGGTTCACGCCCGAAGTGTCGTTCGAGAACGATAACGGCCGGATCATCACGCGGTTCAAGAATCAGACGCCCGACCTTCCGTGGGTGCAGTTCATGCGGCCCTGGGAGATCCGGATCGATCCCCTCGTGAACTCGTTCGACCCGACGCAGGAGCCTCGCTGGTGCGCGTTCTACGCGACGCACTACGAGGAGGACATCCGGGACGACCCGAATCTCATCAAGCGGCGCGACCTGACTGCAACGAAGCACTTTGACACGCGGCCGAAGGACCGACAGAGCGGCCGGCTCGAGCACGGATCGCCGGATGTGATGAGCATCTATGAGGAGTGGATCGTCTACGACGCCCACGAACGGAAGTTCTTCGGCATGAGCCCCGGCTCGGACAAGTTGATCCGAGAGGAGCGAGACTGGGCGTTCAATTACGGCCAACTTCCGTATTCGGGCCTCTGGTTCAACGATCAGATAGACACGCCGTTCCCGATCGCGTTCCCGCGCATGTTCTGGGACGAGCAGCTCCTCTACAACAAGGTCTGGACGACGATCAACGCACTCGTCTCTCGCACGCGCCGTTTGTTGTTTCTCAATCAGGACGCATTCAGTGAAGAGACGCGAGAACTCATCCGGAATCCCGCGTCATTCATGGAAGCGTTCGAGGTTCAGGGCGACAACCTGGATCAAGCGATCAAGGAGATCGGCGTGTCGCCCATCGACGGGCAACTGATCGGGTTGACGTTCCAGATCAAGGAACAGATCCGCGAGGTGCTCGGCGTCTCGAACTTCGACCGCGGCCAGCGAGCCAATGTCGAGACGGCGGCCGAGGCGAACAACATTGCTGCGGGTGGCATGGTCGCTCGGGGTCGCACGCAGGAGCGGTTCGAGCGGTTCGCCGCGAACGTGACTTCGGTCATGCACCGCACGTTCCTCCAGAGCGAGCAGGCTCGTGCGTTCATCCTGCCCGTGATCGGCAAGCAGAACCTCGACTTCTTGACCGCCGATGACCGGGCAAACGGTTTCATCGAGGTCACGGTCGACCAGTTGCAGGGCGAATACTCGTACGACGTGAAGCTCGACAGCACGCTGCGAACCGACCCGAACACGGAACTCGCGCGCTTCGTCACCGGATATAACGCTCTCGGCGGTGTTGAGTCGCAACTCGTGGCCCAGCGGTATGCGCACGAGCGCATCACGGAACTGTCGGGCATGGACCCGCAACAGGCGGTCGTCAGTGAGCAGACGGGCAATCGGATGGCGGAGGACGCGCAGGGCCAAGAGGGCGAAGGCCCCGGCGACTCGATTCCCTCCGCCGCGCAGAATGCGGTGGGCGCGGGTCTTCGCCCCGTCCCAGGAGGTGCGTAGTGGCCGTCATGCACTCGTACTACTGCAAGGCGTGCGGTGCCTTCGAGCGCGACCGATGGAGCGACGACGTTCCCTCATGCTGCGGCTCGGAGATGGACATCGCGTTTCTGCCGGCGGCGCACAAGAACACGGACGAGTGGGGCGGCCCGCGTCACTACCCGCACTTGCGCGAAGAGCCGTTCGGCAGTCGAGGCGAACTCGCCCGGTTCGCGCGTGAAAACAACTTGGCCCTCGGTGCGTCTTCGGACAAGCACCACGGGGCGAGGAACGAATCACATCTAGGTCTTGGACGAATTTATTCGTTCGGGAAGTAGGGAGGTTTCATGAGCGAAGCGTTTCAGGACGAGGGGCAAACGCCGGAGGCTGACGATCAGCAGCCTGGGGCGGGTGCCGCTGCCCAGAATGCAGAGCTTGTCAGTGGTGACGACTTCCGGGCGCGGGTGGCGTCTGATCCCGAGTTCGCTTGGGAACAGATCGTCAAGCGCGACCAGAAGGTGTCGGAGCACATGAACCGGATGAAGGAACTCGAGCCCTTCGCAAAACTCATGGAAGTTGCGGGCGGGGCAGAGCAGGTTCAACAGCACCTCACCACGTTGGCGAGGATTCAGCAGATGCCGGATCTCGCCGAGTTGGTCACGAAGTCTCTGATGGAAGGGCGGGTCGCGTTGCCGGCACAGGCGACGGGAAACGCTGCGACGGAAGAGGACGAGTGGATCGACCCTGACGTAAAGGCCGCGGTAGATCCGGTCATGGCCCAGGTCAACGCTCTTCAGGAGCAGTTGGCCCAGGTCACAAGCCAGCTCAACCAGACGGACCTGCGCAGTCAGGAAAGGTTCGTGGAGCAGAACACTCTGGGCGCTCTTGAGATGTTCAAGAGCGACCCGGAGGCGTTGAAGGAAGCACAGGAAGTCCTCGAGAGGGAAGTCCGTGCGACCTATCAGCGTGCTCAAGGGGGCGAAGTTCAGCAGGCGGAACTGTACAAGCAGATTTCTGCGCCTGGTGGGCAGCGCATTCTCGAAGGCGTGCTCTTCGATACGTACCGCAAGTGGGCGCCCAGGTTGGTCGCCGCTTCGCAAACCAACAACGAACCGAACGCCGATAGAGTGCTGGGGCGTGCAACGGATCCGCGGCCTGTGAATGCCGCGCGTCCGGGGTCGGTGCAGCAACCCGAACTGCCGAAGGGAAAGTTGGGTGTCAATGATGTCGTGAAACAGATGCGAGCCGCGGGAGCGCGGATCGGTGTCGACACACGGCAACTCTAACGAGGTGAGAAATGACTACTCCTGCCGCGGTTGCTGAAAACCGCACGTACGGACAGCTTCTCGTCACCACGCTCGAGAGCATCCACCCCGGGATCAAAGAGAACTATCTCAACAACCACCCGGTGTTGTCGCTCTTCGCAGGAAAGATCGGAGACGTGCTCTCCGGTCGGATTGGTGACAGCGGGGATCCGATGACCAGCCCGAATCAGGTTTCGGGCGAGTCGATCCGCGTCAACGTCAAGCTCGGTGCGAACTCGTCGTTCCAGATGCTTCCGGGGGGCTTCTCTCCGATCAGCATGGACACGAGCGATCCCGATCGCGGAACGCGCGCGAACTTCAAGCTCGGTGCGGGCTCGGTCGTCATCGACGGCTCGACTCTCCGGAAGAACTCCGGCGAGGCGCAGATTGCGAACATCCTGCTCCGCAAGGAGAACGATGCCGTGTCTGGTGCGGCCGATAACGTCGCTCAGCAGTTGCTCGCGAGTTCGAGCGGTGCGAACGATGTCACGTCGCTGGACAGCATCGTGAGCGCGAACGATTCGCTTCAGGGCTACACGGGTGCCACGTACACGGGATGGAATGCCCGAGGCGTGTCGGATGTCGGGACGGCCCCGGCTTCGATCTCGTTCGCTTCCGGCTCGTTCGCCACGCAGGGTCTTTCCGACATGCGCAAGGCGGACAACCGGGCGACCGAGGGCGCGACGGGGCCGAAGGCCGTCCTCACGACTTCGGCGATTCACGAGTTCTACGAAGGCTCGCTGACGCCGAACGTGCGATTCGAGGACACCCGCATGGGTGATCTCGGGTTCACGGCCCTGACGTTCCGGCGCAAGCCGATCTTCTATGACCACTACTGCCCGTCTGGCACGATGTACTTCGTGGACACCGAGTGCGTGATGCTCAAGCACCTTCCGGGTGCCCTGTTCGATCTGACTCCGATGGAGCGCGGGACGAATCAGGATGCGTTCGTTGCTCATGTGATCTTCGAGGCGAACCTCTGCACAGACAGCCGCCGGTCCAGCAACAAGCTGACCGGAATCACGGCGTAAGGGAGGCACCATGAGCAACTTCGTTTCTCCCATCATTTCCGGTGGCGGGCCTTCGGGTCAGTCGATCTACGAGGAGCGCACGGCAGCGGCGCACCCCGTCGGTACTCGAGCCGTACTTCCGGACGGCCGCGTGTACTACTACGCGATCAACCGGGGCACGGCGCTCGGTGCGGGTGTTGTCACCAAGGCGGCAGAGATCAGCGTCGACTTCGACGACCTCGCCACCAACACGGCGGCCGTGGGTGACACCTCGGTCAACGTGACTCCGGTCGGTACGGCGACCTACGCGGCCAACGAGCTCGCTGGTGGATATCTTTCCATCAACTCGGGCACCACGGGCGCGGGGATGCAGTACACGATCAAGAGCCATGCGGCGACGGCCGCCGCGACGGCGTTCGATCTGAACATCTGGGGACAGGTCGAGGTGGTGTTCAACGCCAACACGACCGCCACGGTGGTTCCGAACCCGTGGAGCGAGTGCGTGATCGCGGACGCTGACGAGACTCATCTCGTCAACGGCGTGACTCCGATCGCGGTTACGGCAGGTACCGACGCGGCTCCGTACTACTTCTGGGCTCAGACATGGGGTGTGGCCACCGTCCTTGCGGACGCGGCCGGCATCGCCATCGGTCAGTCCGTCCAGACGGGCACGGGTACGGCGGGTGCGTTCGAGGCTGCGGCCGAGGGCGTGGGTACGATTCCGCAGGTCGTCGGTGTGAACCTGTTCACTACGGTGGACGCGGACTACATGCCGGTGTTCCTCCAGATCGCTCCGTAGCGAACCTACTGGATGAGTGGGGGTCGGGAATGGTCCCGGCCCCTCTTCATCCAACCAACCACAGAGGACACATGGAAGTCACCACCGAAGCGCAGCATATCGCGGTTGCCCAACAGGCTCGATGGCAGGCGATGAACGTCGAAGTGACGGATCGCGGCACGCCTCGCCTGCCGCAGTTCCGCAAGAATTTCAGCGGGACGGATCTCGACGTGAAGATCCGCGACCCGCAGACGGGCGAGTACGGCCCCTACCTACTCCGCAGCGGCCGTACCCTGAAGGCGCACGAATGCCTTCCCGAGCGTGCTGATCTCGCCCTCGACGAGCAGGGCCACCTGATCGACCAGGCCGAGTTCGAGCAGCGGTACCGGCAGTATCTCGATTCGTTCGTGATGCCGTCGGACGCGAACCCGCACTTCGAGCCGGTTCCGAACGTGGCGCGGTACATCAACGCGCGTCCCGACCACTTCACGGCGTCGAAGGGCATGATTGAGATCGACTTCGAGCCCGGGCAGCCCGGTGACTTCAAGCCGAAGTTCTACGTCGACGAGCAGGGCAATTCGATTCCGGTCGAAGAGTTCGAGGCCAAGCAGTCCGAGAAGGCCGCCCACTCGGAGAGGATCGAGCAGCTCCTCGTGATGCTCGCCGAGAATCAGATCGGCAAGGATCAGATCGTCGCCGTGACCGAGACGGATGGCGAACCGAAGGCCGAGCCCGTCGTCCCGGTCGAAGAGCAACAGGCCGCGACCACGCCCGCGAACAAGGAGCAGGCCGCGTGCGGCAAGTGGGTGAAGGCGGGCTACGTGGCCCAACACGTTCGCCACTGCAAGGACGAGGCGTGCAACCCCGTCGGTGACGGAGATGAGGCCGCGTAATGGCATTTTCCTTGACGGCCTTGCAACTCGTGAACAGGGTCCGCCGCCGGATGCGTCATGACGACGTGACGGCGCTCGCGGAACTACGCGATCTTGCTTCGCTCGATGCGATCAATCGGGCGATGCGCGAGGTGTTGCTGGCGAAGGTCTGGGAGTTTGACAAGCGGCACACGCAGATGGCGCTGAAGGCGCGTATCACGGGGGTCGCGGGGACGTTTACGTCGGGCGCATCGTCTGGCTCGATCTCGAAGAGCGGTCTTTCCGCCTCTGATGTCTACGGTGACTTCATCACGCGTTTTCTGCCGTCGAGTTCGTCGCAGTACGGTGATACGGCACTTCGTGTGCTCACCGCGAGTACGCCTTCTGCGGACGCATCGACGGTCACGATTCCGTTCGCGGTGTCGGAGGCGATCTCGGTCACGGCAGGGGAAATCTTCTATAGCGAGTACATCCTGGCCGACACGATCCGGAGTATCCTGACCGTCTCGCACCAAGACGAGTCGCTGACGCTTGAACAGGTCGGCTCACAAATAGAGTTCGCCGAGCTCTTCCCCAAGCAACACATCGAGTACGGGGAACCGAAGTCCGTCAGTGTCGGTGGGCTCGACCTCAAGACCTATAACGCTGGAAGTTCGGCTCCCATTCCGTCGCTTCGAATGATCGTGTGGCCTCCGCCCGACGACGAGTACGTTCTCGATGTCGACTATTTGTACCGGCATCCCGAACTCACAACGGCAACTTCGACGCTCGATGGCGTGACGGATGAGGCAGTCGATTCGATTGTGGATCTTGCCACGGCCGACATGCAGCAGAACTACGACCAAAATACGGACGAGGGCAGGGCGTTGCGTCGTGATTCGATGGAGCGACTCGACAATGTTCACAAAGCGCACGGCGGACAGGTCGCCGAACGCGCAGTAATCGGGAATTGGGATGGATCCGCAGGTCGGTCTAGATGGCGTCACGGCCTGATCGGTGGACGGACCATCGGGAGCTAGAACATGGCGATCAGAAAGAAGTCGACGGCGGTGAAGAAACTCGAAGCGCCGTCCGATGTAGACCGAGTGGTGAGGGAGATCCGACGTGCAGGGATCGTTGCGGGTGTGCTCTCGCTCAAGGGTGCCGGTGCAGATTTGACGGCCGGACTCACCAATATGGTCGACAATATCGAGGAGGCGCTCGACGCGCATTTCGACTAATGCCGTACCAGTCGTACACGATCAACTCCTATGCGGGACTCAACGAAGACGAGAACCCGGTTGCGCTGGCTCCGAATCAGCTTCGCGAGGCGACGAATTGTTGCCGTCTGGGGAACCTGACGGGGACACGGCCGGGGCTCGTTCGCGATACGGAGTACGACGCCAATATCAGCGGCACGCCTGCCGTGCAGGGAATCTACGAGTACCGCAACGGGCGTGACGAGAATCGGAAAATGGTCGTCGTCGCAGGCGGTGCAATCTACACCGACGACACAACGACGGTTACTCAGTCGGGCACGACCATCACGAGCGGTGCCGCGAACACATGGACGTTTGCCTCGTATCAGAATAATCTGTGGGCAGCGGGCGGGTCCTCCGGCGACACGGTTTGGTCATGGGATGGATCAGGTAGCGCTACAGCGCGGCTCACGACGCTGTTTGGCGGTGTCAACGCGAAGCCGCAGTTCGTGTTCCAGAAGTTCGACACGATCTTCCTGGGCGGTTTCTTCGACGGCACCGACCCGTGGAATAACCCGCTTGTTGCGCGCTACGCCGACTACGCTGCAGATGCGACGGATCCGCTCTCGTGGCCCAACTCGAACACGATCCCCGGACAGAATCTAGGAGAGAACTCGGGTGGCGGCTCTTACGGCAACGAGTTCAACACCGGCTTCGGCTCGTACCAGGACAACTCAGGCGACTTCCTGCTGTTCCTGACGAACCGGCGGATTCTTTCGTTTCGATTGAATCCCTCGGTGTACAACAACGCGAGTCGGTTCATCCTGACTGACGCCATCGCGACGGGTTGCGTCAGCCAGAATGCGTTCGTGGATCTAGGACTCGACCAGGGCGACGCGATCTATATGAGCGAGCACGGGATCCATTCGATGGCGCTCTCTCAGCAGTTCGGCAACCGTGAGAACAACTTCCTCTCGTGGCCGATTCGCAAGACGTGGGAGACGTTGAATCGCTCGATGATGGGACGGGCCTATGGTGCCTACTGGCCCGAAGAGGGGCTCGTGGTGTTCGCCGTAGCGACGGGTTCGAGCACGTCGCTCAACCTCTTGCTCGCGATGGACATCAAGGGCGTCACTCAACTTTCTCCCGACACGGTGCGCTGGTACAATTGGCCGATCCCGAGTGGTGTGGTGGCACCGAATTGCATCATCCCGGGTCGCGATCCTCAAGGCACGCCGCGGATCTATCTTGGCGGGCAGGGCGGTGAAGTTGCGCCGTTCAACCGCTCGACGTACTCCGATCTCGGCAATTCGATCGCGGTTGCATTCCGCGGTCGAGACGAAGACGTGGGCTTCCCGATGTCGTCGAAAGCGATCGGCGATACGTGGCTAATGGTCGGTGGCTCGGGGTCCTACATGCCTTCGATCTCGGTCGTGACGGACGACGGGCGGAAGTCGGCCTTCCAGAAGTCGTTGACTGTGGCGCTCCCCGGGTTCGTGCTCGACAACGCAGCGGGTAATTTATCGGGTGCTTCTACGATGGATAACGCGGCGGGAAACCTCTCGGGAGCGGGTACGCTCGGTGGCGATTTCAATTTGACGCGTGCGCGCGTGGACGGATTTGGCGAGGGATTCACGCTTTCGCATCGCTTCACACACAACGGCGCAAATGAGCCGTTCTTCATTGGGCAAATTTCACAGAATGTTGCTGGCAACGGCATCTCTATCGAGGCGGCGTAATGAGCACGCTTTCTTACCCTAACAAGACGGTTTCAGGCGACGGCACAGCCGAATACGTCGAGGGGAATACCCTTCCCGCTGCCGAACTTCAGGGCGACTTCAATGCGATCAAGACCTGGGCGAACGGGAACATCGACCAGACGAATTTGAACGCCTCGACGCAGATAGCCAACTCGATGCTCGTTGAGATCGACGGCACGAAAGTATCCGATCACTCGGACAACGCGACGATTGCCGCGACGGTGACGACCCCGGGTGATTCGGCCAACTTGTCTTCGAACTTGGCTACGAATTTGGAGGGCGAACTCGAGCGCCTTCGCTATCGAATCGAGGCAAACAACCAGTATCGGTCGAGTACCGGGTACTACAACTCGTCTGGCGCGTTCGTTGGAACCGCTTGGACAGAGCCTCCGATCCAAGGCCCCAACCTGCTAAAGAACTCTGGATTCGAACTTCTCTCGGGATCCACAGGTGATCCCCCGGATGGTTGGACCGAGATTGGCACGCTCGGAACCACTGCGATCGAGGCGGCTGCGTTCGTCATCACAGGTGGCCATAAGCGCTCTCTGGCGGTCACAACAAACGCGACGAACGAAGGAATCAGTCAAACGATCCAAGGACTGAGGTCCTCCACCAAGTATCTCTTCGCTGTCAAGTACATACGTACATCGGGCACGCTGGCGTTTTCTACGACAGGCGGACTCGGGACGGGCGACTATCAGAATCCCACTGTCACTGATAGTTCTTCGGGTGGTGTTCAGGTCGCCTCGATGATTGTCAAGTCGGATGCTTCCGCAACCGACATCGTGTGCCGGATCGAGGCGACATCGGGTACGTCGGACTTCAATCTCGTGCAGGCGTGGTTTTTCGAGTTGAACGACGACTTCCCGAATCCGATTCCGGACATCCCATCGCAGGCGGCAAGCGTCTCGGCGGAGGTGACGAATGTTCCCGCCACAGTGGCTTCGGGGACTGATTGGGATACGCAATGGACGGACATCCCGGGCCTGGCGTTGACGCAGTACATCCCCGGTCATGGCTACCGACTCATCTACGAGGTGAGCGTGGCGTGGGCTTCGGTTTTGAACTCGCAGCAGTTCTTCTTCGCCTTCCGGCTCGAGCAGGATGATGGCTCCACTTCTGTTGTCGACGGTCCCTATATCGAGGCCGACGACGACGTGGGCCTCGGTGAGACGAATGGTGTTTCTGTGCTCCGCATGACGCACATCGTCGACAATCCGACGCCGGGGCTCACCTACACGTTCACTCCGCAGGCAACCGCGGCGGATAGTGCGAGTGGCATCGGTAGCGCGCCGCGGCTGCACCCCCTGGTGGTGGTCACGGCGCAGGGCACGGCGAGCGCGGGAAGCAACTCGTCCATTCAGACGATCTCGCGTTCTCGACTTCGAGTGGAAAGGATCTAGCGATGGCGATCGGACTCATTCTAGGTGGATTGCTTTCTGCCGGCGGACCTATTGCCGGAGGGTTGCTTTCGCAAGAGAAGGCGGAGCCTGGATCCCGCATATTACCGACGGTCGATCCGCTTCTCGATTTAGGACTTCAGTCAACGAACTTTGATGCGCTAAACGGGCTCGGATTCGGTGACATCTTCTCGCTCCCGTCCCCCTCACGACAACTCGTCGGCCAAATCCATACGCTTCCAATCGACGAGAAGACGAAGCGACGCGGACTCGTTGGCCTCCAGCAGTTTTTCAGTGGGGAGGAAGTACAGCCCGTCTTCGAGCCGTTCATCGACGCAGTATTGAGTCGCGTGGGTATCACACGATCGGATCTCGATGGAATTGCCCAGCGAGATGCTGACTTCAAGCGACAGCAAGAGGAACTTTCCTCACTTAGCGGGATCAACACGAGCACGGTGCTGGAGCGTGCGCGGACAGCACAGGCTGCGGCGCAGATACTCGGTGGCGCGGCTAAGGCGGCTTCAGGCGGCGAACTCTCTCCCATTCAGCAGGACATCCGGGACAGGCTCGAGCGTGACATCAACGCGATCGAGGAGAGGTCGCTGTTGCAGGCGCAGCATGGTGGGTTCAATCCGGCGTTGGCGTTGGAGGGCACGAATAACATGCGTGCCGATCTTGATCTGAAGTCGATTGAGCAGAGCCTATTGCTTGCGAGTGGCTTATCGGGTGGTCTTGGTTCCGGACTGAACTCGGCGCTTGCGAGTTCGGGTCAGTTATCGAACGCGAGCCTAGGCGCTCTCGGGATCGCCGCGAATCAGGCGAATGCAGCGAACGCGCTCAATGCACAGATCAACTCGAACAACGCTACGAGCCTTGGTAACGGAGCGGCGGGTGCATTCGGATCTCTTGGAAGTTCACTGACAACGGTGGGCCTGTTGAACCGATTCGGTTCGGGCGGAACCGCTCCAGCGTCGGGCGGTCAGAGTTTCGGGACAGGTTTCGGCGGCGGCACGGGCACCGTTGGCGGGCTCAACACGAATGCCCTGTTCGGAGTCAATCCGTAGAGGTGAGTGATGCCCTTTCAGGGTGTGAAAAATCCGGGACCGGATCCCCTCCAGATGTTTCTCACGATTCGCCGATTGAGGCAGCAGGAGGAACGCGATAAGCAGAATCTTGCGTTGGGGCGCGTGAAGGCGGCGCAGGACGCGGAAAGGTTCCGCCGCGAGTCGGAGAAGCATGAGATCGAGATGTTTCTCAAGCGCGCGGATCTTCAGGCCAAAGGGGATGCGCTGATTGAGGGCGTGGCGACAGCGCGTGAACACGCGGAATCCGAACTGACTCCGTCAGATGTAACGATCCCCGGTGGCGGAGAAGAGTCGGATGCGTTCACGAACTTGATCGCACAGGACGCGCCGAAGTCATTCCGGCGAGGTGCGAACGCGCAACAGGCGTTGGCTGAGCGCCTTCGGCCTCATCTTGCGTCGGGTCGATCTTTCTCGGCCGTTATGGGTGATGCAGACGCCCACGTCGACCTCACTGAGAGGCAGCGTCAAATCGCAAGAGAGGAAGCCGAGTTCCAGGCAGAACTCAAGGCGATCGGGGAACGAAAGAGGGAAGCGCGTGCTGAAAGGCGTGTAATCGCGGCCGAGGAGCGCGCAGCGGCGAACGATGGAAAGTGGTCGGGTAAGGATCTCGATGGCTACCGCAAGACGCAGGCGAAGCGCCTCGCGACGGTTCCGAAGCTGAATCAGGATTGGGCTGCACTCGACAAGCTCAACAAGAGTGGCACCCCGCTCGACGTGCTCGAGGTCATCCAGCGCTGGGTTCGGAACGTGGATGAGGGTGCCACGGTGCGAGAGGGCGACATCGAGCTCGTTCGGTTCTTCGGAGCCAGCGGGTTCGAGGAACTCACGTCGAAGGCCAAGGGCTTTCTCGACGCTGGCGGCAAGATTCCCGGCGAGATGCTTCAGCAACTCGGGGGCAGTTTTGGACGGATCCTCGAGGAGCGTGACATTGAGTTCGCCGACAAGATGTCGGACATCGAGGACTTCGCCGACCGGCAGGGCTGGAGCGAACGAGAGAAGAATCGAGCGATGCCGCTTAGCCGTGCGGTGAAGCGCCTCCGTAAGCGAGTTGGTGAGCGTAATGGCCCGCCGGCACCCACCGAGGGTGACGTGGCGGAGATCAATCGGCGTGCGTCGGTTCTGTTCGGCGTTCCTGAGGACGATGTTACGGGTGCACAGGCTGCCCAGGTGTGGGAACTCATGGGCGCGGGAGGCGGCTGATGGCGTCTCTGAAGGAAATTCAGGCCGCACTCGACGCGAAGCGCGCCGGTCCCGACCTCGCCCGAAAGGCGCGTCCGGACGGCGAGACGGGATCACTCTCTGATCTCGGTCAGGGCGTTCGTCGTGGGCTCGTCCAGTTCCCGGCTGACGTTCAGTCGATGGCTGAGCTCGGGTTGGGGCGACCCCTCGGTGCGGGAGCCGAAGAACTCCGCGAGCGACTCACGGGCCCTCGTCCGAACTTTCAAGGACCGCTCCTGCGCGACAACTCGTTCCTGACGGCCGACATCCTGCCGCCTGAGACGTTCGCCGGGAAGTTTGGCGAACACATTGGGCGCAGCCTTCCGTTCGTGGCAATGAGTTCCCCTGTGGCAGTCGCCGCTCGGGGTCCGGTAGGATTGGCGTTCGAGGTCGGCTCGGATCTTCTTGCTGTCACCGCAGGCTCGGTTGCTCGAGCGTCGGATTCCAGCGAGGCCACTGCGGTTGGTGTCGAAATCCTCACTGCGGCAATGACGCCCGGCGTTGCCGTGAGCACCGTGTCTCGTCGTGGAGCGAAGCAGACAGCTCGTGGTGTTCGACGAGTTCGGGGCCGTGCGGTCGCGGAGATGATGCAGGATCCCGCCAACGATGCCGTTGATACGGTCCCGACTGAGACGGCAGCACGTATCGCGAAGGATTATGGGCTTGATGTTGAGGACGTTTCCAAGGCGATTTCGGAAGCGAAGCGCCGTATGGGACGTGATCCGGCGGGCGGCGAGCGGGTTCTCGATCGTGCGGTCGAGGAGGTCGAGGAGGTCATTCGGGACTTCCCCGATCCCGACGCCCGACCGGGGACGGTTGCTGCTCTCGGTGATGAGGGGAATCAGAATCTCTCGTCGATGCAGAAGAGCCTTGCGTCGAATGACACGGATTTTTCGGCCGACATGGATGGCATCCGAAAGGTCGTGCAGGCCGATCTCCAGGAGCAGCTCGATCGATTGCTTCCGAACGGCGGAATGGACGGGGCGAAGCGGAATTTCGACGAGATAGAGCAACTGCTCGACGCCGAGGAGCAACTCGCATGGTCCCGCGTCCTGCCCGGTGAGTCGATCATCATCGACACGCGCCGTATGAAGGCCTCGGCGGACATGGCAGAAAATCGCGCTGCTGGTTTCGATGCGCGAGTGCCCGACGAGGTACGTGTGATTCGCGCCCTTCCGGATCAGATCACGCTCGATCAGTTTCAGGGGATTCGCAGCAACGCGCTCATGACGAATCGTGTGGCAAGGCGTGGCGGTGAGGTGTCGCAATTCAAAGCGAACAACCTCGATCCCATCCTCAAGGCGCTGAACCGTGAGCTCGACGAGTTGCCAGAGGACGCCGGGAGCGCTGCTTACCGCCACGCGCTGTCTGTGACGAAGCGGAACAAGGATCTGCTCGCCCCGGACTCTCCCTATGTGGTGGCATTCAGCGAGATGTCGCAATCGCATCGGGCGGTGCGGAAGATCCTGGGCGCGAAGGATCCTGCTGCCGAGGCGCGGAAGGCCGTGGGCTTCTTCTCGAACGCTCCCGATGGAGAGGGGCTCACTAACCTTCGCGCGGTCTTCACGGAGCACGTCTTCGGAGATGATCTCTCGAGGGTCACTCCTCGGAGCGTGCTTGTCGAACTGCGTAAGAACCGAAACGTGTACACCGAGGTTTTCGGTGAAGAAGCGTTGGGCGAGTTCGAGAAGCTCGTTCGGAAGATTCAGGTATCGAAGCGGACGAGTGCGGGTACGCCCGGAGCGGCGTTCCAGACGGGCAGCAACGTCAACCCGTTTGTCGAGGCGCTTTTTTCTACGGCAGAAGCAGCGATCGACCCGGTGCAGTCCACTGCGCGTAAGGGCATCCGTCGGATGCTCGAGCGAGATGTGAAGAGCAATCGCAATGTTGCGCTCGTGCTGCGCGAGATGCTCAAGGATCCCGAACTGTTTGTTCGGATGATGAAGTCGGACGATGACCGAGCAGTGGCTCGGTGGATCGTTGAATGGAATTTGATGTCGTCGCGCGCGTCGATGGCAGACAGAGCCACCCGGGCTGCCGGTCGTGGCACGGCGCAGGCCGACAGGAATGGAGGGCTTTAGGGTGCGAAATTTTCTTGTTGCAATGGTCATGGCCGTGTCGTGGGCGCTTCCCGTCTACGCCGCCCCGACCGTCTCGTCGGCGATCAGTCCCGACGGCTGGCGGGTTCACACGGTCAAGTTCGATACGAGCACGGACCAGTCGAAAGAGTTCGGCCTCGGCCCCTCGTGTTCGGTGCGTGTGACGACCTATGGCGGGTCGGGAACGGTGGCGCTTTACCAGGTGCCCACCGCGGCGACCGCAGCAGCCTCGGGCTCGCTTGTGGGCTCGTTCTCGGCGGTGTCGACCGCAACTACACCGTTCCTGCCCGGACAAGGGTTGGCGAAGGCGATCGCCACCACCGCGTCGAACGGCACGGTGATGGAGGTCTGGTGCTCGAACCTGGAGATGGCGGGGGGTGGAAGCGGAAGCAGCCCTTTCGATCAATGCCGCTCTGGAACGACCAAGGGCGGCGGCTACGACTCGAACACCCAGCGCTACGAGTGGACCTGCGGCAACTACAACTGGACGGCCGAGAAGGGCGGCGTCGACGCCAACGGGGTCAGCAGTTACGACACGCCGACGACCGCGGGAGGCAACTCGTGGTACATGGACTGCACTTCCGATGGCTTCGGCACGGCTGAGGACGGCGGCTCGCCCAATACCTACGAGCAGGGCGCGTGTCTTGACGGGACTGAGCGGATCAAGATGTATGCGGGGCCGGACCTCGCCATTGCCTTAGATCAGGTGAAGCAGGGAGGTCCGGTCTATCTCCCCCGCGGCATCTATCACGACGCCTATTGCGGCCAGTCGTCGAGCCAGGTCGCGAACGGGTGTCCCGTCACGCGCGACCATCCCTATGTCGCGCAGAAGAAGTTCACCAGCTACGGCGGGCGCTACGTCGTCGGCGAGGGGTCGGACAAGACCGGGATTCAGGATGGCCGTCAAGGCACCGTTTGGCTGAGCGACCACGGCAACGACATCAACCTGTCAGGCGGGATTGCTGACGGATATCCGCCCGTCACGGCGGGCGCTTGGGTGAACATCACGGGCGGAGCGACGTTTGCCGGGACGAATACGGGCGGTCATTGGGGACTTTCGGTCGGGGCGAAAGGGTCCGAGCAGTATTGCGCGTGGCCGTCGAACAGCACGACGGGGTGTGTGACGACGACATCTACGGTGACGAATGTACGCGACCGGATCGAAGTGACGCCGATCGGGCAGGTGGTCGACGTGGTTCGTGCCAGCTACGAGTACCTCGGAAGCCAGCCCGTCGTTTGCGTCGACAATCGCCTCTCCGTCTGCTCCGGGAATACGCGGGTCAAATGTACCGTGAACGACGAGACGCGAACGGGTGACACCACGGGGGGCTGCCCCGGCGCCCTGGGTGACTGCATCGGCGTGGCCGACGCGGTCGAGGATCTTTTGCAGGCGGGCGAGAAGGTCTATCTCGGGCACCAGGCGCGACCTGTGGCGACGTATGGGACGAGCAACGAGGTCACTGGGACCAGCGAGTACGCCTTCACAGAGCTGGGCTCGATGCACGGATCTACCTGCGACGGAGGGAATGGCCGGTACGTTCGGAATCAGGATCCGGACGACCCGATCGTTGGCGGCTCGGTCTACGACTTCATGACGCGCCAGGACTTCAATCTCGCGACTTCGCCTAGCGTGAACAACGCGCACGTTCTGACGCAGGACGAGTTCAATAACTTCGGCAGCGGCTTCCGTCACATGACGATCATGCCCGCGCAGTGGGCCGGCCGCGACAGTCCGAACCTCGATGCCGAGTGCGGCGCCGACGAGTTGGCAACGAGTCTGGAGAGCGACGGATCGGGTTGCGACCAGGTCGAGCTGATGTCGCTCAGCCAGGGCTACGGGGGGAGGGTCGAGGATCTCGCCCTCTACTTCGGGGGCGGCGGGACGGCCGCGTCGACTCTTGCGTTTTCTGGAATCGACGGCGCCGTGGCGTGTATGAACTGTGGCATCAAGGACAGTTTCATCGCGAATGGGCGCGGGCTCGGAACCGATGCGAGTGGGTGGTGGTTCGAGAATAACGTCTGGTCGGGTTGGCTCACGGGCTCGGATTCGCTCGTCAAAGCGGCCTTCGCCTACGGGTTCAAGATGGAATCCGATCAGTTCATCCAGAACGCGGGCGATAGCCTGTTCAACTTTCAGGGCGCTCCCGGCGGAGTGCTACGAGACATTCAACTCGTCGGAAACGACGTAGGCACCTCGCTGTTCCGAACGAGCGCAGCGCGCGACATCCTGGTTTCTGGCGTGACCGGATACGGCAACTTCGGCGGGATCGTCTGGTTCGAGGGCAGCGTAGAAGGCG